GCTAACTTTGTACTCGTCGTTAGTGGTTCTGATATCACTGTTCCAGCTTTGGATCTTAGTGAAATGATGCCTGTATTGATGGGGATGTTAGGACTTGGCGTTATGCGTAGTTACGAAAAAGTAAATAACGTAGCGAGGGAGCGGTAATGCCAACTAGGGAAATAACTGGCGAACAAGCTATAGAGCAATTTGTTGAATGGTATTTACGTAATATAGGCGGCGGTGGCGGCGGGGGAGGTATTACAAGCGCCCCTCCTGATTATGGTGTTGCTTATCCCGGAGGATTAGGTGAATACATGCAATCGGCTATTAATTCTGGCCGCATTATTCAAAATGAAGACGGAACATTAAGTGCTGGTGAAAATGCCAATGAACAAGATCTTATTCTTATAGAAAGAATTAATTCTGGGTTTTCTTCTTCTGAGCCAGAGTCAGAACCAACACGAGAAAGCGTTATTAGTGAGGTAATTCAATCCGAAGGTGTTACCGAAGAAGAAGCTAATATCGCTATAGACATTATGGAGTCGGTTGTTGGTGCTGTTCCTACTGATCTAGATGAGTTTAAAGATCTTTTGTCTGGCATTCTTCAGGGCGTATCTGGAGCGTCAAAAGACTGCGGACAATGGACTGGTGTAAAACCAGATGGCAAAGGTGGTTTTTATCCTGCTTGGCAAGACTGCGTTAACATTGCTGTCATTACTAATATTCCTGGCATTGATATTCCGCTTCCGCCCGGCTTAGGAACAATCGGTACTGTCCGAGATTTAATAGAAGTTATCGAAGAGGCCGGATCAACCTTTGAGGATTTTATAAAAGATCCGGGCGGTTGGATTACTAGCACAGTAGAAAGTGCTGTCGACAAAATTAAAGATATCTGGGGGGATATTACTTCGGGGTCCGTTTTTACAACTGCTGACCTTGAAAGCGTGTTGGGACCGATTGTTGGCTCTGTTCTTCAAGGCATCATTATTGATGAAGTAAAGGATCAATTAGAAGTCGATAATCCTTTGTTGTTTACTGGTGATTGTGAAGATCCTGCGTTTAGAGAAGCCAATGAAAAGTATTGCTCTCAAGCCACTTTAGAAGGCGAGTGTGCTAACGGCGCTACTAATTACCCTGAGTGTACTGAGTGTCCTGAAGGTTTTTATCTTGCAGAGCAAACAGGTCGTTGTGAGCCAGTAAAGCAAGCGCCAATAGGACCAACCGCAGAAGAATGCGCCGATCAAAATAGAGCGCACATTCCGGCAGGAGAAGATGGTACGGATCGTTGTGGCGGTTGCCTACCGGGCTTTGAAGCAAATGCCGAAGGAGAATGCGTAGAAGAATCCTTGGAAGGTTCATGCCCTGGCAATCAAATTAGAAATGAAATAACTGGAGAGTGTGAAGATCCGCCTGAGTCATTTACAGAAGGCGATCCTTGCAAAACAGACGATGGAGTTGATGGCACATACAATGCCAATGGAGATTGCATTGTTGATCCTGAGCCTGAACCCGAACCGGAACCAGAGCCAGAACCTCAGCCAGAACCAGAGCCTGAGCCTGAGCCGGAGCCACAACCAGAACCCGAACCCGAGCCACAGCCGGAGCCGGAACCGGAGCCTGAGCCAGAAGGTAATGGTTTAGATGAAGATGGCAATTGCCTTAATGGCGCTACAGATCCTCCACTTTGTTCTGAGTGTCCCGATGGCTACCCGGCAGATTCAGAGTTAGGTTGTAGCCCTGATAGGCTTACTCAACCTCCAGAGCCAGAGCCAGAGCCAAGCCCTGAGCCAGAACCAGAACCACAACCTGAGCCGGAGCCTGAGCCAAGCCCGGTAAGCGGCGGTGGCGGCGGTGGCGGCGGTAGAAGTGGTCCGTTTATGGCTAGACTTGATTACCAACTGCCGCAGTTACAACCAATTATTGCGCCACCCCAAAGGGATTACACGGAAGGTCTTTTGACTGGAATTAAACCAATGGCTGATTACGATATTGCGTTAGATAAAGTTATTGTGAATAGCTTGGTTAAGCGCAAAGAAGGAATGCTGACATGACGTATTTGAATTTAATGAACAGTGTATTGCGTCGGTTGCGTGAAGAAGAAGTAACCACTGTTAATGAAACTACTTACTCAAAGATGGTTGGTGACTTTATTAATGACGCCAAGACTATGGTTGAGCAAGCGGCTGACTGGTCTGCGTTGCGCGAGACAATTATTAAAACCACTGAGGTGGCTACTGGTAGTGAGGAGTTAACACTAACGGACTCCGGTGATGACGTAAAAGTCTTGTCAGTAATTAACGATACCCAGAACTGCTTTATGGATTACCAGACTAAAGATTGGTTTGATGATAGGCGGTATGTTTCAACAGAGGTTAGTGGCGCTCCTAAATACTATACGTTTAATGGCTTATACAACGGAAACACAAAGGTCTTGGTAAGCCCTAAGCCAGACGGCGCATACAACCTCCGTTTTAATGTTATTAAACGACAAGCCAATTTATCAGCAGATGGAGATACTTTACTTGTGCCGTCACTGCCTGTTATGCACCTTGCAGTAGCTTTGTTAGCTCGTGAACGTGGTGAGACTGGCGGCACATCTACGGCTGAATACTTTGCTATTGCTGATAAGTATTTGTCTGATGCTATTGCTATTGATGCGGCAAAGCACCCAGAAGAGATGATCTTTAGGACTATCTGATATGGCTCAACAGTTACGCAATATTAATCTTGTAGCGCCAGCGTTTAAGGGAATCAATACTGAAGACTCCCCTATTGCTCAAGACCCTTCGTTTGCTGAAGTGGCTGATAATGCAGTCATTGATAAGCGAGGGCGTATTGCCGCGCGTAAAGGTTATAGCGTATCAACTACTGATAAAACCGCATTGGGCAGTGGCTCAATCAGAGCTATCGAGGAGTTTAAAGAGGCTGGTGCCAACAAGATATTTTCTGTTGGAAACAACAAAGTATTTAGTGGTGTTACTACGTTAGTTGATGAAACCCCTGCGGGTTATACGATCAACAATGACAACTGGAAGATCGTCAGTTTTAACGACAACCTTTATTTCTTTCAGGATAGCCAAGAGCCGTTGGTTTATAGCAATGCGTTTGAAGTCGTTACTGTCGATAGCACAACAGGCTTTGTGGTTGATGAAACAATCACCGGCGGCACCTCATCAGCTACAGCAACCATTAAGTCAGTTCATAGCTCTACTGAGTTATACATAGAGCAAACAAGAGATGGCACGTTTACAGCGTCAGAAACCTTGACTGGTGGCACATCTTCTACTACCGCAACATTTTCTTCTATTAGCACTGGCTCTGTTTTAAAGATGTCAGACGTTACTGGCGCTACTACTGATGTTGCCAACATACCTAAAGGCAATGAGGTTATTGGTGCATATGGCCGGTTGTGGACAGCAGACACTAGCACTAATACGTCTACCGTTTATTGGTCTGACTTGTTGATCGGGCAAAACTGGACAGGCGGTACTAGCGGCTCTATTAACATTTCTAAAGTATGGCCTGATGGATATGACGAGATTGTAGCTTTAGCGGCTCACAACGGATTCCTCATTATCTTTGGTAAGCACAGCATTGTTGTTTACCAAGGTGCAGAAGCGCCTGCTACTAACTTAATGCTAGCTGACACTGTTGCTGGCGTTGGCTGTGTCGATCGCGACACTGTTCAACATACTGGCACTGACGTTATCTTTTTGTCGAATACTGGGCTACGCAGTTTTAGTCGCACTATCCAAGAAAAATCTATGCCAATTAGCACGTTGTCTAAGACTATTACTAAAGACATCATCTCGCTAACCCAAAACGAATCAAGCTTTTTTAGGTCTGTGTTTAGCCCTGAAGAAAACTTTTACTTATTAACTTTTGTTGGTCAGCAAACAACGTACTGTTTTGATGTTCGCGGCACGTTAGAAGATGGCTCGTTCCGGGTAACTCGATGGCCTGGCTCTTCTTATACAGCTTATGATCGAGCGGAAGACGGAACACTATACATTGGTAACTCGGATGGAATCTGTCAGTACACTGGTTATTCAGATAACAGTGTTAAGTATCGTTTTAAGTATTACAGCCCATCATTGACGTTTGGTGATCCAACACGTTTAAAGCTTGTTAAGAAGATTAAGCCTACATTGGTTGGCTCAAACAATGCGAGTGCGTTTATTTATTTTGGGTATGACTTTGAGACAACGTACCGAGCAACAGAGTTTTCGATAGGCAATCAAACACCAGCTTATTTTGATGTTAATGAGTTTGGCGCTAATTCTAGCCCGCTATCTGAGTTTACTGGCGGCGAGTTAACTACTCAAAAAAACTTAAATGCAACAGGGAATGGAGCGACTGTAGTTGTTGGTTTAGAAACTGACATCAATGGTTTTGCTTTGTCGTTACAAGAAATTAATGTCCAAGCGTTACTAGGCAAAACCGTTTAATTAAGGAGATACAAGATGGACGATTTTTTGAAATGGTTAATGGGGGGTGCTGGAGCTGGTCTTCTAGGGCAAGCCTATAGCCAACTCGGCAATGTCGGCCAGCAAGGTCTTAGCTATGGTCAACAGTTAGCCAACCTTCAACAACAACAAGCGGCGTTTCGTCCTTATACGATAACAACGCCGACAGGCGCTATGTTTACGGCATCGGCTCCTGCTCCTACGCCCGTAGGGGTTGGGGCTCAAGGGTTCTTTGTTGATCCTTTGGCTGGTAGCGGTCAAGAAGGCGGCCAACAAGATTATATTGATCCTGACTTTGATCAAGAAATGCTAAAGTCATCACATCCTTCGCGAAACATGGCTCAAGCTGATATGTCAGATCCTTTGCCAATGCGGCCAGAGGGTGCTTTTGATCCAACTATGGCGGCACCTCAGCCCGCTGAATTTGGTATGCAGTTGTCTCCCCAAGAACAGCAGTTCTATCAGAATATGTTTGGCGGTGCTGGTCAGTTCTTTCAACAGGCGGCTATGCCTACAGCAGATCGCGAGTCATCTATCTATGAGAGGATGAGAGCACTATCAGCCCCAGAAGAGGAGCTAGAGCGACAAAACCTCGAGCAGAGACTAGCGGCTCAAGGTCGGCTAGGAATGCAGACAGCGCAATTTGGGGGCGCTCCAGAGCAACTAGCAATGTCTAGAGCACAACAGCAAGCACAGCAGTCTCAGAAATTAGCGGCCATTCAGCAGGCTCAAGCAGAGCAGGCACAGCAAGCGGCGTTAGGACAACAGTATTTGGGTGCGGCTTACATTCCACAAGCTCAAATGTTAAATGCATTGACGCCCGGAATGACTGCGGCAGGGCAAGCGCAACAAGCTCAACTATATGGCACTGGATTGTTTGGTGAAGCGGCGGCATCTGGTTTGGATATGCTACTGGCAACCGCACTAGGAAGAGCTAATTTAGCAGGATCACTTGGCGGTGGTTTGCTAGGTGGCGCTCTTGGTATTGATCTAAAGGACATAATTTAAGGATACGGCAATGGCACGTTTTGGCAGAAATTTATTAGGTGACTTGGCTAACCCTGCCTTTGCTGGCAGTTTGTTTACTGCTGGCGCGGCTTTAGGGGGTATGCCTCGCCGAATGCAAGAAGAAAAAGATAGGTTAGATCGCTTGCAAGAACAAAACGAAGCCTTTGAGCTTTATAGACAAGGGTTGTTTTCTTCCGAACAAGGCGATGTTTCTGCTCTTTATAATCGATCATCTGATTTGTCTGAAATACTTAAAGACACTAAGGATGAAGATGTTAGAGCAGATTTAATGCAGAAAATTTCTTCGCTAGATCAACTTGCAGGAGAAACCAAATCTCGAGCAACTGGCAATAAAGCCAATGCAATTATTCAAGTTGAGCAAACGCTAGCGGGTTATGAAGAGCGTGGTGATGCAGATCTAACTGAACAAGAAAGGCAAGTTAAACAAGTATTAACAGACAGGCTTGAGGTTCTCAAACAGGATACACAGGCTTTATCTCAAGCTGAAGAAGCAAAAAGAACTGCGCGGCTTACTAAACTTCAAAACGATGAAGCAATGGCTGTAGCTGAAACTAATGCTATGAAGCGAGAGCTTGGAAATATTGATCCTGAATCGCCTGAATGGGATAGGGCGGCGAGCAAATACCCAAAGCTTGGTTCTGCGGTAAAACAATTAAGAAATGATTTGCTAGAAATTAAAATAGAAAAGCAAGAAAACCTAGATAAACTTGCCGAAGGAGCTCCTTTAACTCCTGACGAAATTAAAAGAGTTGAAGATTTAGGTCTTGGAAAGTTTCTTACAGAAAATGATCGCGCTAATCGAGCGCTTTTGGTCAGAATTACTAATGCTGAAATTGAGAAAAGAGTAGAAATAGCATTACGCCCATTAGATCCTGCGTCTGCTGGAATGGCAAAAGCACTTGTAATTGACAATTTAAGAGAGCTTGCAGAGCAAGGAGAAATTGAAAATTTACCAATCTGGCAAGATCTTTCAGATAAAGTAGAAAATCTTCTTAAAGATCCAAATGAGATTGAATTGTTTGTCAATCGAGTTGAAGGT